GGGTGAAGTCGTGGGTTTGGGAGCGGCCGGTAGGCCAGGACGGCCAGCCGGTCGCTGAGTGGGAAATCTCCGGCGTGGAGGTGGCGAACCTAGTGCGCAGCCTGTGCCGGGAGAAGCACCGCGTCGTGGGGATCGCGTTCGACCCGGCGTTCATCACCTGGCTGGCGCAGGAACTGGCTGGCGAAGGGCTGCCGATGTTCGACTGGCCTCAGACGGACACACGGATGCTGCCGGCGACGCAGGCGGCCTATGAGGCGATCGTGAAGGGCGAACTTGAGCATGACGGAAACCCGACGTTGGCACGCCACATCAGCAACGCCGTCGCAGTGCAGACGAGCCGCGGCGGCGAGCGGCTGACCAAGGGGAGAAAGCGGCGCTCGCGGAAGTTCATCGACGCGGCGATCGCTCTGCTCATGGCGCTGGACCTGGGGCTGCGGCAGGAGGGGCCGGAGCCGGTGGCGGTGCTGGGGATAGGCGACAGCGGCGATAGCGCCGACAGGCCGGGGCCGGAGTTCAGGGGCGTCAGGAGGACAGCGTTTTGAAGCTCGGGCCGCTGGAGATACGAATGGCGGCGCGGAAATCAGCGCGGCCCTCAATGGACGAGATGGGGGCCACCGGCACGCAGATATTCGGCGGGCTGCTCACGCAGCAGGACTACAACTCGGCGCTCATCGCGCCCACGCTCTACGACAAGTACGACGAGATGCGGAACGACTGCCAGGTCAAGGCCGCGCTGACCGTTATCAAGCTGCCCTTGCTTAATGCCGACTGGTCGGTAGAGCCTGCGAGCGATACACCACAGGACAGGCAGATAGCGGAGTTCATCGAGGAAGACCTGATGAACGGCATGACCGTCTCCTGGCCGGACATCCTGCGTCAGGCTCTCCTGATGCTCGACTACGGCTCCATGCCGTTCGAGAAGGTGTGGCGGCTGGGCGAAGATGGCCTGGTCCACCTGCGAAAGCTGGCGCCACGGATGCCCAAGACGGTCCTGTTCTGGCTCGTTGACGAGACAGGCGGCCTGGCCGGCATCCGGCAGGCGGCGCCATCGGCGAGCCTCGGCCTGAAGATCGTGGAGATCCCGGTCGACAAGCTGCTCGTCTTCGTGAACGACCTGGAGGGCTCCAACTTCCGAGGTACGAGCATCCTCCGCTCCGCGTACAAACACCACTACTACAAGGACAACCTCTATCGGGTGCAGGCGATCGCCATCGAAAAGCGGGCGATGGGCATCGACGTGGGCACGCTGCAGGGCGAGGCACGCACCGAGGCCAATAAGGATAAGCTGGAGCGGTCGCTGGCTGGCATCCACGCTCACGAGAAAAACTACTTCGTTGAGGTGGAGGAGCAGTACAAGTACCGCCTGGAGACGGGCATGGGCGGGCGTCTGCTCGACCCGCAGGAGGCTATCGAGCACCATGACCTGCGCATCGTGCGCAGCATGATCGCCGAGTTCGTGGCGATGGGGGCGGGCTCCACGGGCTCTCTGGCGATGCACCGGGACAAGACTTCGTACCTCCTGCTCGCCCTGGGCGGCATCGCCAACTACATCTGTGAGACGGTGAGCAAGCACCTGATCCGGCAATGGGTGGACTACAACTGGCCGGGCCTTACCGCTTACCCGCGGCTGCGATATTCGCGCCTGGAGCAGCGCGATGTAGCCGTTTTCGCCGATGCGGTCGAGAAGCTGGCGAAATCGGGGGCGCTAACGGCTGATCCGACGCTCGAAGAGGAAGCGCGGAGCCTGCTCTCGCTGCCCCGGCTGGAGGCTGGCGATGCGATGCAGCAGCCCGACGAGGAGCCTGCCCCAGTGGCCGCCGCCCGCGAAAAACAGGCCGCGAAGCTGATCGAGATCGCCCAGAACCTGTTCTCGAAGGGCCAAACGGCCGAAATCGGGGCCGTTTCGGTGCCCTACAAGGCCGATCTGGCGGCCGCACTGGGCGGCGGCGGCGACGCAGAGGTGGAGTCGCAGAGACGGGCGGCGGCTATGAAGGCGGCGTTCATCGAAGAGATGGTGCGGCAGCTCAAGACGAAGGAGTTCGACGCAGCGCGCCTGAAGAAGGCGCTATTGGAGGCGTAGAGGGGAAGACGAAATGAGGAGTTGGTACGAAATCAAGGCGAAGAAGGACAGCGCCGACGTCTACATCTATGACGAGATCGGGGTGTGGGGAATCACGGCAAGCGCCTTCGTCAGCGAGATTCGGGGTCTGAAGGGGAAGGCGCTGAACGTCTACATCAACTCCCCTGGTGGCTCCGTTTTCGACGGGATCGCCATCTATAACGCCCTTTCTAGGCACGAAGGGGGTGTGAACGTCATTGTCGACTCCCTTGCGGCCTCCATCGCGTCGGTCATCGCGCAGGCCGGCGGGACGCGGACGATGGCGAAGTCCTCAGCGATGATGATCCACGACGCTTGGGGCATAGCCATCGGCGATCCGGCGACGATGGAGAAGATGCGGGACGAACTCGATAAGCTGAGCGACTCCATCGCCGATATCTATGCCGACCGAGCGGGCGGAACCGCCGAAGAGTGGCGTTCCCGGATGGCGGATGAGACCTGGTACAAGGCCGACGACGCGGTAGCGGCCGGGCTCGCCGACGCGGTGGCGGGCGCACCCCAGAACGCCTACGCGGGGCGCGTGTTCAACCTCTCGAAATTCAACAAGGTGCCCGAGTGGGTCAATCATGACCCCAGCGATCCAGCGAACGAGCCCGGTGATGAGCCGGAGATCAAGGAGGACGACGTGGATGAGAAGGCCATTCGTCAGGCTCTCGGGCTTGACGATGAGGGCGACATTCTAGCGGCGGTGACCGGGCTGCACACGGAGATCGCGCAGCTCAAGGCGAGCCTGAAGGACCAGGACCCGCCCGGCAAGGACGAGAACCGCACCCTGAAGAGGGAACTGGCGGAGTCCCAGATGAAGTACGTCCAGCTCGAGACCGAGAAGGACAAGCAGATCATCGAGCTCCAGGACGGTCTGCGCGTGGCCCAGGCGCAGCACCGCGTCGACGCTGCGATCCAGGCCGGGCGCGTGGCGCCGGCGCAGCGTGAGATGGTGCTCAAGATCGCCCTGCGGGAGTCCGAGGACGACTTCACGGCCTTCATCAAGGGGCTTCCGAGCGTGGACTTCACCGAGCACGGTGGCGCCGGGCCGGGCAGCGAGTTCGCGGACTTCGAGCCGACGCCCCAGGAGATCGCCATCGCCAAGCAGATGGGCAACTGGGACGAGGCCAAGCCGGCGGAGTCGCGACTGGCCCTGATGAGGGCGAAGGCGGCTGCGAAGGGCGTGACGATCCCGGCCAAGCAGGAGGCATAACCCATGTGCGAGCGATGCAACGCGCTTGATGGGCGCCGAACCAAGACGTACAAGATCGAGAAGGGCGAAGCCGTGGTGAGCCGAGTGCTCTGCGACGGCTGCGCCCGGCTGACGAACGAGACCTACCCGGTGAGAGGCGTCCCAGCGGCGCCGAAACCGGAGCCAGCGCCGGAGGCTGAGCCCGAGGCGGCACCCGAAGCCCCAGCGGCAGAGGGCGAAGAGACGGGCGATGGCGAACCCACAGCGGACGAGCCGGAGCCCCAGCGGCAGAGGGCGACACCGAGGAGTCCGCGCGGGCGGACAAGAGGGTAACCAATCCCCCATCTCACAAAGGAGTAAGCAATGACAGTCCTAGCAGCAGCGGCAAACCGCCAGTCCAAGGGCACCCCGAAGACGCGGCGCTTCCTCATGGCGGCGTCGCAGACGATCTACAAGGGCGCCATCGTCCACATGAACTCGTCTGGCCTGGCGATCCCCGCTTCGGACACCGCGGCCCAGGTGGTGGTCGGCATCGCGGCGGAGACGATGATCAGTGCGGCGACCGGGAACTTCTGGATTCAGGTGGAGTACGACCGCGAGTACCTGTTCGCGGCGACATCCATCACCCAGGCGATGGTCGGCGTGAACATGGTCACGGTGGACGACAACACCGTGGACGACATCGCCGGCGCGACCAACGATATCGTGGTCGGCAAGCTCACCGAGTTCGTCAGCACCACCTCCGGGTGGGTCCACGTTCCCGGCCTGACGGCGACACCGTAACCGAACAACGAATAGGAGACCGGTCGCTAGGCGACCGACGACCGAGGGGGCTGTCCCCCGAGCCTGGCAAGGCATGGTCACCTCCGCACATAGTTAGGAGGTAACCAAACAATGGCAGTCGTGACTTCGGACTTCCTGGCGGGAGTCCTTACAAACTTCCGAGCCACGTTCCAGAACGCCTTCGATGCCGCACGCAACATTGCGACGTGGCGCGAAGCGGTGATCGAACTCCAGTCGCAGGGGCTGGTGGAGACACACAACTGGCTGGGGACCCCGCCCGTCATGGTCGACGTGTCGCACGGCGATCTGCAGATCGAGGGGCTCTTCAGCTTCAACTACAGCATCACGAACCTGACGTGGAAGGCGGCGATTGAGGTCCAGAGGGCCGTATTCGAGGATGACCGGCTCGGGCTGATCGCACCGCGCCTGGCGCAGCTCGGCGAAGAGGCCGCCCGACACCCCGGGCAGTTGGTGCTCCAACTGCCGGTCGATAATGGCAACGCCTTCGACGGAGCGGCGTTCTTCGCCGACACCCGTGTCATCGGGCGCTCGGCGAACATCGACAACAACCTGACGGCGACGGGTACTACGATCGCGAACATCCAGACGGATATCGCGCTCGTCAGGCGCGCCCTGCGGCTGTTCCAGGACGACCAGGGTCGGCCGATGAACAACGTGCTCAACTTCATCATGTGCGAGCCCGGCATCGAGCAGGCGATGTACCAGGCGCTCAGTGTGCAGTTCCCGGCCGCCGCTCCGACCGTCGCGGGCATCATCCCCGCCGACGCCGCGGTGCGGACGATCAACGGCTACACGCTGATGGCGAACCCGTACATCACGAACGCCAACGAGTGGTACGGCTTCGCCGTCACGCCGACGATGAAGCCGTTCATCTACCAGACGCGCATCGCGCCGTCCCTGGAGGGTACGATCGACCCGAACAGCGAGGCGGGGACGATCCGCGACCGCTTCATCTACACCGCCCGCGCCCGTTACAACGTGGGCTACGGTGACCCCCGATACGCGGTCCGGGTGACCTAATCGGCAGAACTAGGGGCGGGGGTTTCGGCCCCCGCCCCGCCAGATTCCGAGGTTCAGCATGGCCGATAGAGACGACGTAATACCGGGCGCGCTTGGCGTCAAGCAGCGCTGGGTGGATCTCGGCGCGGGCATCTACGCGCCAGCCGTCGCGCCGCTGGCGAGCGCACCCGATACGCTCGTCGACGACGCTACGGCCAACGACTCCGACAAGACGTTTACCGTGCCGGCGTCGACGATCTGGGAGCCGCTGTTCGTGGCCGTGACGCTGGTGACGACAGCGACGGTGGGCAACCGGAAGATGCGGCTGGAGATCGGCGATGGCACCGACCTGTGGTGGTTCAAGGAGTGGACGCCTACGCAGGCGGCGTCCCTGACGCGCAACTACTTCGCGGCGCTAGGGCTGCCCGACGACGCAGCCTTCGACGCCAACGGTCGTGCCCGGATACTCCTGGAACCGAGGTTCCCGCTCCCGGCAGCCTGGACGGTCCGCCTGTTCGACGTGAACGCGATCGCCGCCGCGGCGGACGACATGACGGTGAAGGTGCTCGGGGATAGCAGGAGCGGCTAGGCCATGCCCTACGCAGAGCTGAGCGACGTGCAGGCGCTACTTGCCAAGTTCACGGTCGGCGGGACGACCAAGCCGACCGTCACGCAGGCAACGGCGATGATCAGTGACGTGTCGCTGGAGGTGGATGCCGCCCTGGCCGGCGCCGGCTTCGCGGTGCCCGTGACGACGCCGACGTGGTTCGTGAACTATCTGGGGCTCGTCAATCAGTACGGGGCGGCGGCAGCCATCCTGAAGTCGATGTTCTCGGACTCGTCCGGGCCGGACGAGACGCCGGCCTATGCGTTCTGGGAGTCGCGTTACCAGAAGGCGCTGAAGGCGCTGCGGGACGGCTCGGCGATCCCGCCGGGTCTGGCCGCAGGCTCGGCCCAGGTGACACCCTCAACCTACTTCACACGCAATCCGGACGAGGAGGAGGACCTCGGGGACATCGCCGAGCCCTTCTTCAAGCGGAGCACGGTGTTCTAGTGCCGCTGAAGCTGGCCGAGGGGCTGGTCGATGAGGTCAAGGCGTACCTGGTGGCGAATCTGGCGGCGAAGCTGACCGCACTGGACACCGAATACGCCGACGGGATAACCCTCGCAGAGCCTGCGATCGCCTTCTATGTGGGCGAGAGGAGTCTGGACGCGATCCCGCAATACCCGGCGGTGTTCATCCTGGCCGAGCGAACGACGGTGGAGAGCTGGCACGCGGCGTTTACGGACGCCTCTCACCGCTTCATCGTCGGTGCCTTCATCCTGGATCAGGACAGTGAGACGCTGGGGCGCAGACTCTACCGCTGGGGCCGCGCCTTCTGGGAGCTACTGATCGAAGCTCGGGGCGACGGCGGGCTCTCCTATCATCTCGTGGACGTACCAATCGAGATCGATTTCGCGCCGATAGGGCGGCAAGGGCCGAGCGGGCCGTTCCTGGCTGGCCTGCAGGTGTCGGCATCGGCGCGCAAACAGGAGACGAAGCCATGACGAAGAAGCGATACCGCGTGCTGCTGCCGGAGGCGTGGCGCTCGCTGCCCAAGCGGGTGCAGCGGCTCTACCGGCTGTCGTACCCGACGGACCCGGAGATCATCAAGCGCATCCAGGCGGGCGAGAGCATCCCCTACGAGGAGCGCGGGCTGAAGGAGGTTCCGGCGGGGGCGGTGGTGGACGACCTCCCTGCCGCGAGCGTGGACTGGCTGCTGCAGCAGGCATACATCGAGGAGGTGGTGAACCGTGACGCGCAAGGGTAGTCCCGACGTCGGCTTCGCGTTGTTCGACGGCCGGAGCATCCTCAGCACGCTGACGGAGATCGACAGCGGCCGCGAGGTCGTGCTGGAAGATAACACGACCCTCGGCGACAGCGATGAGGCATGGGTCCCGGTGGGCCTGAAGCGCGGGACGCTGAGCCAGCGGGGCTTCTTCGACGACGCCGCCAACTCCGTGCACGATCACCTGGTGGCGTTGGTCCAGCGCACGGCGGCGATAGCCCTGGAGGGCAACACCATCGGCAAGCGGTTCATCGGCTGGGCCGGGGCGATCACCACGAAATACCGCCGGATCGCCAGCAAGGGGACGCTGCACAAGGCGGAGGCGGACTACACGGTGACGGGGCCGGTGGAGGAGGGCATCATCCTGCACGCGCACACGCAGGAGACGGCGGCGGGGAACACCGAGGGCGCCAGCTCCGTGGACAACCTCGCGTCCAGCGCTAACGGCGGCGCCGGCTACGCCGAGGTCTCGCAGCTCACGCTGGGCGGCTATACGAACGTCGCCCTGAAGGTCCGGCACTCCGCGGACGACATCACATACGCCGACCTGATCGCGTTCACGGCGGTGACCGCCGCGCCGACGGGGGAGCGGAAGACGGTCGCGGGGACGGTCAACCGTCACCTGGCTTCGTCGTGGGCATACGGTGGCGCCGGCGCGGGGCAATCGGTGACGTTCGTCGTAGGGTTCGCGCGCGGATAGACGCTAGACGATAAAGGCAGCAGGCAGGGCCGCCCTTCGGGGCGGTTTCTGGCATTCAGAGGAGGTAGGAGATGGCACGTGTAGGGTGGGATGTCCTGGCGGTGTCGCTGGACAACTCCGGCGGCACGCCGACCGATATAAGCGCCTACGTCACGGAGATCGACGGCCTAGAGCGTGAGGTCGTCACCCAGGATGTGACGGCGGCGGGGGACGACGATGAGGCGCACGCGCCCGTCGGCCTAAAGCGGGCCGGCCAGGTCACGCTGCGGGGGCCGTACGACGACGCCGCAGCCAGCCTGAACGGCGTCGCGCAGGCCCTGGTCGGGCTGGCGACCAGCAGCACCTTGCTGATCACCTGGAAGTCGGGCAAGACGAGCAGCGTGGAGTGCTTCCTGACGCGCTACGGGCGGAAGCCGAGCAAGGGCGCCTTACACATGGTGGAGGTGGTCCTGCAGACGACCGGGGCGGTGACGGAGGTCTAACGCTAGCGGAGAGAGAGGTGACCGATGGCAAACCGGGCGCAGAGGCGCGCGACGGAGCGCACGAAACTACCGCCGCGGCGGGTACAGTGCGACGACTACGTGGTCGTGATCGACGGCCAGGAGTACCGCCCGCATGCCGGTGAGTATGTCTGCTTCGGCTCGAGCTCATCGGTGGCGGACTACCTGCCGCTTATGGACCTCGTCGAGCTGAAGGACTCCCTGGACGAGGCGAACGTGGGCCGCTTCCGCCAAGCGCTGGCGGCGATGGTCGACGGACTGGAGAGCTCCATCGACGACTGGTCGTGGACCGACAACCGGGGGCATGCCTACGCGAACCCGCCCGACCGTGAGACGATAGCCGACCTGGAGATTGAGGAGCTGATGTACCTCTACCAGGCGAAGGCCGGGCAAGTAGGCGAGGGAGCAGAAGCAAAAAACGGTTCATCGCCCTCCACCTAATCCTTGACGAGGAGGAGGGCGTCCAGCCGCCGCGGGACTGGCTGCTGTCGCGGATATGCGAGGAGTTCGGCTGTACGCCGGTGGAGGCGCTGAGGCAGCCGGTAGAGCTGATCCTTTCGATCATGGGGCTGCGGGCCTACGCCAAGGCCTACTATGCCGTGAAGAACGCGAAGGAAGAGGGAGACGTGACGGACTGGCAGCGCGATGTGGTCTTCGACGTGGTGGAGGAGATCGCCAGGCGGCGGCGACCCGATGACTAAGGCGGGCTGGCATACCTCTTGGCCCGCTGGTTGGCCTTGTGCTCATTGACAACCAGGATCGCGTGAATGACGCCGGGAAGCCAGAAGAGCAACGTTAGGAACACATTCAATAGGGCCGTGATAGGCCGACCGCAGAGTAGGACGGCAAGCGGCGGGAAAACGATTGCGAGCAAATAAAGCATGGCGCACCTCCCATTTAGTGAACGGATTATAGCACATGGCTGCTGATCTGATCCTCATCATTCGGGCGAAGGACTTGGCCAGTGGCGTCCTATCCGGCGTCGACAAGCAGGCTGGCGGCCTGGGCAAGACGTTCGGCG